TTGCACTTGCCGACTGTGAAAGAATATGCGTGGAAAATCCTATGGGATTCATGTCAAGGTTATGGAGAAAACCCGATCAGATCATACACCCTTACTTCTTCGCAAAAGACGAAAAGGACATAGCAAACTATCAGAAAAAAAGAACTTGCTTATGGTTAAAGAGCTTGAATCCGTTACAGCGTACATCAAACCTTGAACCGCCTAAACCTTATGGCTATACGAAATCGGGTAAGCCTATCAATTTTGAAGAAGCACATGGTAAAATCAAAGGTTTGGCTTGTGAAAGCAATTGTGCTAAAGCAAGAAGCAAAACCTTTCCCGGCATAGCTCAGGCAATGGCTGAACAATGGGGAACTGATCTTCAAGAAAAAAAGTCCGTCTGAAAGTCTCAGACGGAAGAAATAAAAAATAATCACTACTGCTATTATAGCAGATACAGGAGGAAAAGTCAATGACTATCAAAGAAAAAATTCTGAAAATAATGTCTCTTGCGTTAGAGATAAATCCGCCAGAGATAGAGGACATCGGGACGAAGAGGACAGCAGTGTTTGTCAGATGGTCGCCGCATTGCAACCTTCTCGACGTTGCGATATATCTAAACGGCTGGAAATTTAACAAAAACTGTGAAAATGATTTTCGTGTGTATTGTTATGAAAAAGAAGCTGACGGCGACCTTGACGCAATAATCGCAAGGCTCGAAAGCATTAAATCGGAAGTTGAGGAAGTGAGCGAATGAACGTCCCGATAATAATGACGAACGCCGAATATCACGCTCACCCTGCCGTATCAAAATCCGACCTTGACCTTGTAAACAGGTCGCCTGCATATTACAGATATGTCAAGGAAAATCCGAGAGAACAGACGGCGGCTTTGATTTTCGGGTCGGTTGTACACAAGCTTGTTTTAGAGCCGGAGAAATTCGACGAAGAATATGCCGTTGCGCCGTTAGTGGACAGGCGAACCAAAAAGGGCAAAGAGGACTGGTGCGAATTTGTCGCAGGATTAAACGGCGAAACAGTAATTGACAGCAGCGTTTACGAATCGGCGCGGCTTGCGGCAGCGTCGGTAATGAAGCACCCCATAGCCGCAAGACTTTTGCAGGGCGGACAAGCGGAAACATCATGGTTATGGGAGGAAAACGGCGTACAATGCAAGTGCCGTCCCGACTATCTCAGAACCGATATAAAGTGCGTTATCGACCTTAAAACAACACTGAACGCAAGTCCCGACAGCTTTACAAAATCAGCCTACGATTACCGCTACCACGTTCAGGCGGCGTGGTATTTATAGTAAGCCTACTTGGAAAACAGACAAAAGGAACTGAATAAAAATTTTTCATAGCAAGGCGGAGGAGGAAAGCGTGCTGTCGCACGGTGACGACGACAACGCTGCTATGGGAAATTTTTATCAGTGAACTTGTTTGGTTTTCAAGTAGGGTTACTATAAGAGGTCTGAAAGCCTGCGGCATAGACGTTGAAAATTTCGTTTTCATTGCTGTTGAGAAAGAAGCTCCGTATCAGGTGTGCGCTTTTGCTGCGGACGATACGTTCTTAAAGCTCGGTGAAACCGATGCGCTTGCAGACCTTGACACATACACAGAAGCCGTTAAAACTAATGTTTGGAGCGGATATGAAAACAAGATTCACAGTCTGGCTCTGCCCGGCTGGGTAAGGACAGGAGAATGATTATGGAAGAAAAACAGGAAAATTTATTGACCGTACAGCCTGAAACGGGCTGCTCCGTCGGTGATCGGAAACGAGTATATCTCGAATTTTCGGCAGTCATACCACCTCGCAAAAGTACTTTGTAAACCACAGCTTATTCCTCAGCAGTATCAGAACCGTGCGGACGATGTATGTGTTGCAATTGATATGGCTCAGCGTATGGGGGTATCTCCGCTTATGGTCATGCAGAATCTGTACGTTGTAAAGGGAAAGCCATCGTGGAGCGGTCAGGCTTGTATGAGCTTTATCAAAGCAAGATATGCCAACGTTCTTCCGATTTACGTTGGAAACAAAGGAACTGACGACAGAGGCTGTTATATCAGAGCAGAGCTTCCTGACGGTACAAAAATCGAGGGTACGACAGTCACCATAAAAATGGCAAAATTAGAGGGCTGGTATAACAAGTCCGGCAGTAAATGGCAGACGATGCCTGAACAAATGCTTGCATATCGGGCGGCGGCTTTTTTTGCAAGAGTTTTTTGTCCCGAATCACTCATGGGCATACAAGTCGAAGGCGAAGTTTCAGACAGCGAACCCTCTAAAAGCAGAGCTGATATTCTGAACGAACAGCTTTTATAAGGAGATAAAATATGTACAGTAAATTACAGGACGGCAGTTTTATTATCTGCGGATTTGTTGCACGAGACAGCGAAATGAAAACTTCTCAGAACGGTAAAACTTATACGAAATGGAGCGTCAAGGTAGGCGAAAAGCCCTCGCAGACACAGGGTGGACGAAACGAAGCGATATGGACTAACTGCATAGCATGGCACGATGTCGCAAGGGCGGCAGGGACGATACGCAAGGGCGATGCCGTTCTTGCTGTCGGAAAAATCGAAACAAACGAATACGAGGGCAAAACGTACAAGAATCTTGTGTGCGAATTTGTAAGCGTTATATGCCGTGTTCAGCAGTCAAACAACATTCAGCCGCCTGCAAACATGGATATTCCCGACGGCTTTGAAGAACTTATCGACGACGGGGAAGATCCGTTCTAAGGAGAAAAAGCATGGAAAAAAAGCAGAAAATAGAGTTGTACAATGACAATTTTCAGAATTACAAGCGGTACGGAATCCCGAAAGCGCAACTTGTTATTGCGGATATTCCGTATAATATCGGAAGCAATTTTTACGGCAGTAATCCGATGTGGTACAACGGCGGAGATAACAGGAACGGTGAAAGCAAGCTTGCGAAAAAAGCCGCTTTCAATTCAGATTTTAACTTCAACATTGCCGAATACTTTCATTTCTGTAATCGTCTTTTGAAGAAAGAACCGAAGAAAAGCAACGGCAGAGGAAAGTCAAGCAATGCGCCGTGCATGATAGTTTTCTGTGCTTTCCAACAGCTTGAAATGGTTATCAGATACGCAGAAAAGCACGGATTCAAGAACTATATACATATAACCTTCTGCAAGAATTACTCTGCGCAGGTGCTTAAAGCAAACATGCGTATCGTTGGAGCAACAGAACACGCATTGGTGCTGTATCGTGATAAGCTCCCGAAGTTCAACAATAACGGACATATGGTTTTCGACTGGATGGAATGGAAAAGGGACGGCAATGATATTCCGAAAATTCATCCTACACAGAAACCGCAGGCGGTATTAAGGCGGCTTATCGAGATATTTACAGATGAAGGAGATGTTGTGATCGATCCATGTGCCGGAAGCGGTTCAACGCTCAGAGCGTGCAGAGATTTAAAACGAAGCTGTTACGGCTTCGAGATTTCAAAGGAATTTTACAAAAAAGCAGTTGAGGAAATGCTTGAAGATGACGGTCAATTGAAACTTTCGGGAGCATTTTAGACAAAATATCCGATTGTAAATTGTACAAAACGTAGAATTTACAGATGATTTTTTGATAATCAATGGTTTTCCGTTGAAAAAGGGCGTATTTCAGCTCTCTTATAGGAGGTGGTCACAATGGCTCGTCCCATAAAATATGGGATTGACTACTTTCCTTTCGATGTCAGCTTTTTTTCAGATAGGAAAATAAAGCGGCTGCGTGCTAAATATGGCAACGACGGCGTTATGGTCTACATTTATCTTTTGTGTGAAGTTTACAACAATGGCTATTATATCGACTATGACGACGATCTGATTCTGGATATTTCGGACGAACTGAATATCTCAGAAAATTCGACAATGCAGATAATGAACTACTTGCTTAGTCGGTCACTGTTTGATGATACACTTGCTAAGTCGGTCAAAGTCTTAACTGCTAAATCTATTCAACGAAGATATCAGGAAATTGTTGAAGAACGTGCTAAAAAAAGAGTTTCCAAATGTATCGAAGTTGATGCAAAGTTTTGGGTTTTAAATGAAGAAGAAACTCGGAGCTTTATTAAAGTGCGCCCCGTTAATGATACTCCCATGAAAAAAAGCGTTTTTCCCGAGAACAATTCAATAATTCTCGGGAAAAACACAACAAAGGAAAGTAAAGTAAATGAAAGTAAAGTAAAGGAGAGCAGAGGAAACGAAAACAGCTTCGCTGCTTCTGCCCCTCCGACCCTCCGCAGCTATGGCGAATTCGGTCATATATGGCTCACGTACGAGCAGTATCAGAAGCTTGTTTTGCAATACGGAGAATCCAATATCAAAAGCTATATCAGAAAAATGGACGATTGGCTTGAAGCAAATCACAAGACGTATGATAATTGCTTTATCAAGCTTAGACAATGGCTTGATAAGGACGGGGTAAAAAAAGAATTCAGCGACGGTTTTGACCCTGATAAGTACAAAGCTCTGATAAATAACATTTGATAAGAAACTGGAGGTAATTTTGAAAGTAAAATTCACCATACCCGGAGAGCCTATGGGCAAACAGCGTCCTAAGTTCTCACGCAGAGGGAACTATGTACATACATACACGCCCGATAAGACTGTCAGCTATGAAAATCTTGTCAAGTTGGAATTTGAAAGGCAGTGTAACACTTTCCCTTTCCCAAAAGGCATAGAGCTTGAAATGTGTATCGAAGCATATTTCAGTATTCCGAAATCGACAAGCAAGAAAAAAACTGCCCAAATGCTGGATAAGTACATCAGACCTACTAAAAAGCCTGATGCGGATAATATTATCAAGATCATAGCCGACAGTCTGAACGGGATAGCCTATTATGACGATTCGCAAATAGTCAGCTGTAAGTGTGATAAGTATTATGGCTCTCAGCCGTGCGTAAAAGTGTTTATTTGCAGCGTAAACGATAAACAAGTATAAAACTACTATAAAAAAGCGTTTATAGGAAGTTTTGAAAATATCTGAAATCAAGGAGGAAAAATATGATACAGTACAAAAATGAATGCGTCGCCTGCCGTGACATAGGACTGCCATGTCAAGGAATTAGCTGCCCAAATAGAAATGTCAGGTATCTCTACTGCGACAAGTGCAAAAAAGAGGTCGATGAACTTTTTGACGTTTACGGCGAAGAGTTGTGCGATGACTGCATGAAAAGCAAGTTTGAGACAGGTAGAAATTGCGAAAATTGTGGGAATGAGGCTGACGAACTTTACGAAGTATAGGGCAACAAAATCTGCGAATGGTGTCTTATAGAACACTTTCCAACAGTTGCAAGAAATGAATTTTGAAAGGAGAAAAAGCATGAGAACTATAAAAATTGTCCTTACCGACGCCGAATACGCAAGCCTTATGCAGAAAGCCAACTATGTAAGAGAGGACTGTAAGAAGCATGTCAGAAAGGGTTATTTCGCCCCTGCAAAGTCCGTCCTCCCGATGTGGGCGAAGCTTAATCTGCTCCGTAACGCCGATAAATTAGCTAAGGCGGTGAAGATTAAGTGAATATTTCGGAAATTATTTCGGGGCTTAACGACCTGAAAAGAGATGCGGAATCTCACAGAGAAGCGGACGGAACTATCGAAGATGTGTTTCAGCATGACATAGAAGTCCTTGAAGCTGCTGTCAGAGTTGTAGCAGCGTCTAAAAAAGAATACGCAGTATTAGAAAAATGCTGGTATCGCTATGTCACCGGAAAACAAGGGAAAAGAGAACATCGTAAAATGATGTTGGTATGCGATGAATGTCATTATGTTTGGGACACACAAGCGTATGCTTTTAACTATTGCCCGAATTGCGGACGGCAGATAATACAGGAGGACGAAGAATGAACCGTGAGATTTTATTCAGAGGAAAGAAAATAGTCAACGGCGAGTGGGTCGAGGGCGATCTGTTTAAGCATAGCGAGCAGAGGTTTATTGCTGGAAATAATCGTAACACAGAAGTTATCTCCTCAACCGTCGGACAGTACACCGGCTTGACCGACAGGAACGGCGTGAAAATTTTTGATGGAGATATTGTTACTGGGACAGCTTACTCTTTTGAACGAGTAGGAGTAATTGTATGGATTGATGAAATTGCGGGATTTGGTATAAAATATCGCAAAAGAGAAGAACCGGCAGCATGGGAAAATACGTCAATTCTTAAACAGCTATCCAAAGGTCGAAATGATCAATTCGCTGCGGCAGTCATTGGTAACATTTACGACACCCCCGAGCTGCTGAAAGGAGAAGAAAACAATGTTTGAGGATTTTTATGATGAGCCGTCAGAATTTGATGCTCAGATTGAGGAATTTAAAGACGGGCTACGTAGAGCTGTCAAAGAAGAATATATCTCAAAAATAGACAAGCTCGAAAAGAAACTTGCTGAAATGCAGGATTTGAAGAAAAACTGGAATGAAAAGGTTGATGAGCTTAAAAAGGCAAAAAGAGAAGCAGAAAAAGTTAAGAATGAAGCAATGCAAGAAGCTAAGAAATTAAGGTTGTCAGAACTTTTAAGCAATAAACTACAGACAGCGTGGGGTATTTGTGCTAAGTGGGAATACTTGCAGGAAAAATGTGATAACTGCGATGATATCGGTTATATACACTTCAAGTCTCCGCAAGGCAATGAAATGAAAGAGAAATGTCGTTGTCGTGAAGCGAAATTAATCTACACCCCAACTGAAGCAGTTCTCGTTAAATTTGTAAGTAACAACAAGTCAAAGAATAGGTGTATCACTTCTTACTACAAATATGAGAGGTACAAGAATAATTGTTACGATGAAGATGAAGATATATTCACTCTGTCGGCAGATATTTCAGATGATAAGCCTTACAAACAAATTTATGTAGGTAATGCCGTGTTCCTTAACAAAGAAAAGGCACAGGCGTATTGCGACTGGTTGAACGAAGGAGGAACAGACAATGACAGCAAGTGAAGCCTTAAAAATCGTTGCAGAGCGAGGATTAAATATTGAGGGAACTGCACACGATGAAGTTATGGTACAGATAAAATCTGCACTTGAAAAGCAGATACCGAAGAAGCCTGTAATCGAAAAAGGACAAAAGATATTTTACATTCAGTGCGGCAGCTGTCCTGAGTGTAAAGGGAGAGTTTACAGTTCTGCAAATTGCTTTTGTCATAAGTGCGGACAGGCTATAGATTGGAGTGAGGAAGAATGATGGACTGTGAAAAATGCGTACATAATATTGCATTGTTTTCAAACAAAGACAGTTATAAGTGGCTGAAAAATCAAAGAGTTGAATCAGAAAACTACGGCAAACATTATTGTGGCTGTTGTGGACAATACGCAAAAGAATTTGATTGCTTAGGAGCGTTTCTTCCTGATTATTGTTATTATTGCGGAGCGAGAATGAAAGGAGAAGAAAATGCCTGAAACAAAATTAAAGCCCTGCCCGTTCTGCGGTGGTATGGGTGTACTGAACAACGAGAAAAATCGAACTGTCAGTTTTGTTAAATGTTTAAGCTGTGGTGCTGAGACAGGTTTGGTAAGAGCATCAGCAGAATATTGCTCGGATGATAAAGTTATCGAAGCTTGGAACAGGAGGGCTGAAAATGAGACCGATGTTGAAGCCGAGCCTGTGAAGCACGGGGAATGGAAACACTATCCCGGAATGAATAGCAAGTGTTCAGGATGCGGACGGTATTTCCCCGTCGAGGAATTTGAATCGAGACCCTTTGATATAAACTACTGCCCTAACTGTGGCGCAAAAATGGACGGAGGTGACATCGGTACATGATACGTGTCAGATACGTAATTCGCAACGGCATGACCGGAACTTACATATACAAATCGCTTTTTAAGATCATGAAGTTCGGTACATGCTCAGAAGCTTTGGATTATATCAAGCGGAGAAAACTTAACAGAGATATTTATTTTGTGGAGGTCAGAAAATGAAAAAGGAACTGCTGAAACAATACCGATTCTGTAAAAAGCGCGTCAAAGAGCTGGACGCTGAGATTGAAAGGATCAAACAGCAAAACTCCGTTCAGGATGTCGTACAGGGTTCGCAGAAAGATTTCCCGTACATAATGCGGACGAGAAAGGTCAACGGTTGTCCCGACATTTGTGATGACAACAGCGAAATAAATCAACTGTACAATGAGTGCAATAAGTGCAAACAAATTGTCAAAGATGTTGTGGTATTCATTAATAACGTTGACGACAATATTATTCGCTGCGCATTGATAATGAGGTTCATGGAGGGCAACACTCCTCCGAAATGGGACAAGATAGCTTTGAAGATCGGCGGCGGAAATACGGCTGACAGTATACGCATGGCTGTAGCAAGATATATTGAAAAATCTTGAAAGTTGTTCGTTTTGTTCGTTTTCTGTATGCTATAATTACAATGGGAGAAGTATAAAAATCCCAATATCCAATATCTTTTTTATCAGACCGTTTTTATATACGGTCTGATTGGTTATTTTGCATAAATTTAATACGTAAATTTCTATATTGAATTTTATGCAGAATATTGATTTTTTATGTGTTTTATGGTAAAATATGTAAAAAGGATATTGGAGGTAAATATATGAAAAAGAGTATGCACTTTGGCAATTTTAATGTGACTTTTGGTGAGAATTTCGAACCGATGCTGAATAGATTTTTTGATATTGTTTATCCAGCTTTGAAGGACAATAGCATTAAAAAAGTTAAAAAAGATAGTAATGGAAATAAAATTGAATATATTTTTAATGATGTGGCAATTATAGATGTTGAGGGTGAAAAGTTTCTGGTAGGCAATTATATAAAAAACACAGTATATAATGTGTTTTCCCAGTACAATGGCAAAGAATTGATTAACTCTTCTGTCAATGTTCCAAATGCTCCATATTCACGTTTTATAGTTTTTTTAAAAAATCATCGAATGGTATTTGTTAAAAATGAATCTAATAGTCCAAGTATAAAAAGTTTTAAATATGCATTAGAATATGCGTTGAAAACTTATGTAAGAAAATTAAATAAAGATTTATCAAAGAAAAATAAACTGCCTCTTCCAAATGTTGAGATTATTTCTCTTGTTATGGATGAATCTATATCTGAAATTTTATCAAATGTAAAAAAAATACAATCATTTACATTACGTTTTTTCCCACTTAATAATGATATTAATCCTTTTCCTATTATAAACGATGTAAATCAAATGATTAAGGAAAATAAAAGTAATTCTGCAAATTTGAGATTTAATTCTCCAGAATCAAAGGAATCGATAGAGGATATAATTAAATCATGTAATGGTATGTTTGAGCCTAAATTAGAGGTATATGATTATGATGGTGATTATATGAGAATTACAAATGATAATTTTACTTCTTCTAAGGACGTTGTTTTTGATCGCAATTTAACCAGTTCTGATGATTCAAAAATTATAGCCATTGCTAACGATAATAAAAAAATGCATTATATCAGCGATGAAAACGAAAAAAGTTATAACAAACTAATTGAACTGATTGATAAACAGTTATTTAGCTTGGATTCACAAGGAGGTGAATAATGAATAAAAAATATTTGTCAGTTATTAAAGAATTGACTGGTATTTCAAGTTCTAATCATTTGATTGTAGATTCATTTAAATCTATAAAATTAACTAAATGCAATGTAATATCTTCAGGTATAATTTGTATAACATCATTCATTGTTGCTAAGTTTGCAAGTGAAAGTGAACATACAGTATCTTTTAGTGAAGATGCTGGAGATTTGTTTTTGGGTGTTCAACTTGCTATATTTGGAAGTGTATTAGCTGTTTATTCTATATTGTTAGCCTTTTTTAGCGAACAGTTTGTAAAAAGATTAGCTGCATTAAAAGAAAAAAATTCTACTGAAAGTATTCTTTTACAATACATAAAGTATTTTGAAAATATTTTATGTTTATCTTTTGTAGGAATTTGTTTATCTGTGGTTTTAAAATTAGTATGTTGTATTATAACAGATAATTATCGGCTGTTCCTTAATAATAATATAAATATACTAATTTCCACTATACTATTAACGCTTTTCATTTCATTTCAATTAAGAATAATTTATGAAATAAAAAGTTTGATTTTTAATACTATCTCTTTGTTTAGATTAAGTTTTGCGTATATGTTTACAGCTTTATCAGAAGAAGAGGATAATCATAAATAATATATTTCTTGGTAAATGTCGTTCCAACAGGAGCGGCATTTTGTTATTTCAGAAAGGACGGTGCGACCGAATGAACGAACGTCAGAAAAGATTTGCAGAATATTACGCTCAGAGCGGAAACGCCGCCCGAAGTGCAGTAAAGGCAGGATATTCAGACAAATATGCGAATACCAACGCCGTAAAATTACTACAAAATACTACAATTCAGGACTATATCAAACAACTTTCCGAAAAGGCTCAGGACGAGCGTATAATGACCGCAAAGGAGCGTCAGGCACTTTTATCGGACATTGCAAAGGACAACGACAATGCTGCTTCTGACCGTATAAAAGCGGTCGATACGCTTAACAAAATGACGGGAGAATACACCGTCAAGGTCGATACGACAGTTAAGACTTCCGAAAAGCTTGCAGATGTTTTCAGGCAGTTGGGCGGTGAGGGTCTTGACGAGTAGTTTTCCTCTTTCGCAGAAATATATCGACTTCGTGAACACTACGCAGAACGTCTCGGCGGACTTCCTTGAAGGGACGACAGCAAGCGGCAAGACTACCGTCGGGGCAGGGATAAAGTTTATGCGTATGGTGTCAGAAAGCCCTAAGAAGCTGCATATCATCGCAAGCAAAACGACAGGAACAGCCGAGAAAAACATCATTCAGCAGGATAACGGCATACTCGACCTGCACCGCAATGCGCAGTATTTCGGCAACGGAGATAAGGACAACAAGCTGCCGCACATCAAATTTGAGGGCAAGATAATTTATGTTCTCGGCTACGACAACAAAGACAAGTGGCAGAACGTCTTAGGTTCGCAGTTCGGATGCGTTTATATTGATGAGATAAATACGGCTGACATAGAGTTTGTTCGTGAGATCTCAACAAGAAATGATTATCTTATGGCGACGCTCAATCCCGATGACCCGTCTTTGCCTGTATATCGGGAATTTGTCAACCGCAGCCGTCCGTACTCTAAATATGCGGCGGACGTTCCGAAAGAAATTATGCAGGAGCTTAAAGAAGAACCTGTACCCAATTGGCGGTACTGGTTCTTTTCTTTTCGGGATAATCTAAGCCTGACAGCAGAGGACATTGAGAAGAAAAAAGCCGCTGCGCCGAAAGGTACAAAGCTTTATAAAAATAAAATTCTCGGTCTCAGAGGACGCGCCACGGGGCTTGTATTCGATTTGCAGGATAAGAATATAATTACTCTTAAACAGGCAAAAGAGCTGAAATTTGTGCGTTTTTCTGCGGCACTGGACACGGCTTATTCGCAGTCCTCGCCGGACACAATAGCTTTTATTTTTATCGGCATAACGGCGGACAGAAAATGCGTCGTTCTCGATGAAAGAGTTTACAACAATGCAGACCTGAAAACACCGATCTCGCCGTCGGATATACCGCCCGAGTTTGTACGATTTCTCGAAGCAAACCGCAAGCTGTGGGGATTTGCAAGGGACGTATATATCGACAGCGCAGATCAGGCTACAATCACGGAATGTATGAAGTATAAGCGGCTGACGGGCTGTATTTACAGCTTTATTTCAGCATTCAAGAAAACAAAAATAATCGACAGGATCCACTTGCAGGCGTCGTGGCTCGCCGCAGGTGATTTTTTAGTGCTTGACAGCTGCAAAAACTATATAGCCGAAATGAATATCTATTCATGGAAAGAGGATAAATATGAGCCGGAGGACGGTCACGACCATTGTATAAATTCCTGTCAGTATTCATGGCTGCCGTATAAATCTCAGATCGGAAGTGTTAAACTTGAAATTTAATTTAGGAAGCAAGGTGAAAAAGTTGATACAGAACTGGCTTGAAATTATTCCTGCCACAGATCAGACCATAGTGCTACAGGAAAAATTATCACGGGAGCTTGAAACGCTGCGTTCTCAGATATGGTACAGGGGCGACGCTTCGGAGCTTCACCAGTTTTTTAAGCAGCTTCAATTTAACAGCGGCGGATTCTGGGCGTGCGCTCCGAACACAAACAAGGTCAGAAAAATTCACAGCGGACTGCCTGCGGTCATCGTTGATACTCTTGCATATATCGTCAAATCTGACCTTGACGAAGTTGAAACGGATTCCGAAGAATGGGAGGAAATTTCGCAGTCCGTTGACTTCCTGAATCTTGTCGGAAAAGCCGTTGCAGATACCCTTGTGAACGGCGACGGAGCGTTTAAAATATCGGTCGATACTGCTCTTTCGCCTTATCCTATAGTTGAGTTTATCGGCGGAGATATGGTCGATTTCGAGACTTCAAGAGGAATTTTGTCCGCAGTTATATTCAAAACTGTTTTCACTGTCAAAAGCCGAAAATTCATACTTCATGAACGCTACGGCAGAGGTTTTATAGAAAGCAGACTTTATGACGGCAGCGGAAATGAATGTCCTCTCGGTACTGTTCCCGAACTGGCGGAGATTCCCCCAATGGTGGAGTTCGATGGCGATAATATCATGGCTGTGCCGCTGAAATTCTACGATTCAAAAAAATATCACGGCAGGGGCAAATCTATATTTGACGGCGGTAAATCCGATTGCTTTGACGCACTCGATGAGGTTGTATCTCAATGGTGGGACGCTGTCAGAGCAGGACGTGTGCAGAAATATATTCCCGAAGATATGATACCGAGAGACCCGAACGACGGTTCTTTGATGTCAGTAAACAGCTTCGGTACGGAATTTATTACGGTTTCCTCTGTTAGAAATGAGAACAGTACGGAGCAGCCGAAGATAGAATTAGTTCAACCGAAAATCGAATACGAGGCGTTCGTCAGCAGTTACACTAATGCTCTGTTGATGTGCTTGCAGGGGCTTGTTTCGCCTGCAACTCTCGGTATAGACGTTGGAAAAATGTCCTCTGCGGACGCTCAGAGAGAGAAGAAAGACGTTACGGGGAATACCCGAAACACTATCACAACGGCACTTGAAACAGCTCTCCCGAAGCTTATAGAGGCTGTTCTAAAAACTTATGACAATATACGGGAAAAAGCTCCGGGCAATTACGATACGTCCGTAAGCTTCGGCGAGTACGGCGCACCTGATTTTGACAGCCGTGTTGAAACTGTAGGCAAAGCCGTTACATACGGTATAATGTCGGTTGAAACGCAGGTGGACGAGCTGTGGGGCAGTTCCAAAGACGATGAATGGAAAGCCGATGAAGTCAGTCGTATCAAATCCGAAAAGGGACTTCTTGAAGTTGACGAACCCTCGGTAGGCGGTGAGCCGTAATGATTGATCTCAGGGATATTGCAAGGTTTTTCGAGGAGATAGAATTAAGCCTTATAAAATCGCTTAAACGTAATCTCGAACGGCATAAGAAAGAGGAACAGCAGGAGGGCTTTCAGTGGAGCAGTTGGCAGGCTGAAAAGCTCCAAAACCTCGAAAAGTTCCGCAGAGAAAACGCTCTTATTATGAGCGAGTACGCCGACCTTATTGACAGCGAAACACGTCAGCTTATGGAGGAACAATTCAACGAGGGCATGAACGGCGAGGGCATGAACGGCGTTGCAGTTCCGCAGTCCGAAACGCTTTCCGAAACTCCGCAGGTCGTACAAACGCCTGCGCCTAAGTTTTTCGGAGTTGACGATACCAAAGAAACAAAGCTTATCAGCGATATTGTAAACCTCGAAAAACACGCAGAAACAGCCGCTCTCAGGACTATGGACGACGTATACCGTCAGACCGTTCATAAGGCTCAGCTTGCTATGAGTACGGGAATGCCGTTACAGAAAGCGATAGATATGTCCGTAAAAGATTTTCTTGATAAGGGTATAAACTGCATTGTTTACCGTGACGGCAGACGTGTGAATATTGCCGATTACGTCCGCATGGCTCTCAGGACTACATCGACCAGAGCGAAGCTTCAAGGCGAATCCGAAAAAATCAAGGCTTTGGGCTATGATACGGTGCAGGTCAGCAGCTACGGTATGTGCAGTAAAACTTGTCTGCCGTGGCAGGGAAAAGCCTACATCAACGATGTGTTTATCTTATGGGACGGCGAGATAGAAGAACGAGAAAACGGGCAATTGTGGGGAAAATCTCACTACTGCGGCAAATGGTTTCCGCTGCTGTCTACGGCGCTTCATGCAGGACTTTTTCACCCTAACTGCCGTCATACTATCGTTCTTTACAGAGACGGCGATCCCTTGTCCGAACCTATGGATAATTCCGAGATCGAAAAACGTTACGAACTGGAACAGAAGCAACGCCGACTTGAAAACGAAGTCCGCAAAGCAAATCGTAAAGCCGAGGGATTTTCAGATCCCGAAAATATCAGGAAAGCCAAAAAAGAAGTTATCGAAGCGCAGAAAAAACTCCGTGAGTTCATAGAGCAGACTAACGATTCATACGGTAAAACCATTCTAAAACGTGATTATGACAGGGAGAAAGTTTATTCCGAAAGTCTTGACAAATCCGCAAAAAGTGATATAATAGAATTAGGGAGTGGTGATGTGATTCTTGAAAATCAAAGATACGGACGCAATAAAACAACTCTTGTTAATAGATCATATATCGAAAGCGGAGAATATAAGCGTAAATATGATAACGCTACTGACAATCAGAAAGTCAACAAGACTTTGTATGATTGTGCTAAAAATGCACTGAAACATAGAAGCGGTACTGCTTTTGAGGATATGTACTGGATTGATTCGGAAACAGGAAAAATCGTTTTGTCAGTAACGGATAGTTCAGATGAACGTGCTATCATATATACGGACAAAATCAGAAATACAATTAAAAATAACAAGAATATTGTTACTCTCCATACTCATCCGAGCAGTATGCCGCCAAGTGTTGACGATTTTAATTCATGTTTAAAAAACGGATATAATGTTGGATTTGTAGCTTGCCATAACGGAAAAGTTTTCAAGTATTCTTCAAAACAGGAAATAAGAAAAGGCTTGTATAATTTGTATGTAAACAATTATATCAATGAAGGATTAAGTGAGTTTGACGCACAGCTTAAAACACTCGAAAAATTAAAAGAAAATCATGAAATTATGTTTGTGGAGGTGCTTTAAATGGCTGAAAAGGAATATTTTATTGATGACAGAGTGATAATTCCTGACGAAATCAAAAGAATGTCAAAAGAGGAAATTGAAGCAGAAATTGTAAGGCTCGAGGCAGAAGCTGCTGCTGAAAAGAAACGTATAATTGAACGTCAGAAAAAAGAAACTGCATAATTATCAACCGCTCAGCAATGGGCGGTTTATTTATACCCAAAATACGAATTGAAACGCTCTGCAAAGGGCGTTTTTATTATACCAAAAATTAATGAAAGCGAGGAAAAAACATGTCAGAAGAACAGAACAAAGCGACAGAAGCCGAGAAGAATGACAAGGACAAAACAGCCGCCGAAAACGCCGCAGAAGCCGCCGAGGAAGTATCTGAGGTGAAAGCGTCAGCGGAAGAAACAAAAGCCGATGAAAGCGAACCTGAGCAGTCTGAGAACGTTCCCGAAACAGCTTCGGACGATACGGCGGAGCTTGAAGAACTTCGGGCAGAAAATATCCGCCTTAAAGCGCAGCTTGAAGCTCATAGTGCAGGATTTGGAAGCGAGTACATCGAGGACGCTGTACTTATCGCAGAGAACGTCGCCAAACGTGACGGGCTGACAATTTCGGAGGCTTTGCAGGCAGTCGCGAAAAAATATCCCGATTGGAGATCAGACGGCAAGGACAGCTCCAAAGGCAAGGGCGGCTTCAAAGTGGGAGCAGATACTCCCAAAGAACCAAATGCGGACGATGAAAGTCTTGACAGGGCTTTCGGTCTGCGCAGAAAGAAATAAGAAAGGACTGATATTATGCCTAATACTATCAATTACGTTACTCAGTTTGACAACAAGCTGAGAGAGCTTTACGGTCAGGAGCTGACCTCCGACGCTCTTTATCATTCAAACTCCGATATTCAGATAACAGGAGCAAAAACTATCAAGATTCCTACGCTTACCGTATCGGGATACAAAGATCACAGCAGAAGTTCCATGAGCTTCAATACAGGTTCTTACGAGAATGCTTTTGAGGACAAAACTCTCGACCACGACCGTGACATTGAATTTGGCGTTGACCCTATGGACGTTGATGAAACCAATTCCATACTTTCTGTAGCGAATATCCACAACAGATTTGAGCGTACTCAGGCTATTCCCGAGCTTGATTGCTACACCTACAGCAAGCTTTATACCGAGGCGGAACGTGTAGGCGCTTTGATCAAGAATACGGCTCTTACGTCCGCCAATGTTCTCAGCGACTTTGACGACAATATGGAATCCTTTGAGGACGCAGGAGTTCCCCTTGACAGGGTGATACTTTTCTGTACATCGGCTTATAAAAAGCTGCTCAAAAATGCGGAGGGCGTTCAGCGTACTCTTGACGTCAAGAGCGGAGGCGGTATTGACAGACGTGTGCGCACTCTTGATGACATAGGTACTATCATTACCGTACCGTCTGCAAGATTCAAGACTGCTTTTGAATTTACCGACGGCTGCAAAGCGGCTTCAACAGCAAAGAATATCCAATATATTCTTATTGATCCTGAATGTCAGGTCAGCCGTGTTAAGTACAGCTATATCCACTTCTTTGAACCGGGAACAGACAGCCGTACAGCGGATAAATACCTCTATCAGAATCGCCGTTTTAACGGTACGTTTGCAATTGACTATCTTATGAAGTCCGGCTGTATCATACACGCTGACGGAGAGTAAGGAGGGTAAGTATGAAAGCGATAAAAGATAACAAAGTCTACACAGTGGACGAAACTTCCAAAACGGAGTATCTTGCTAAAGGCTACGATATTTTCGACAACGAGGGAAACTGCATAGAGCGTTCGCCGTCAAGTACGGTAAGCCGCAGAGAACATGACGAACTGCTCGATAAGTATAATAAGCTTATTGCGGAAAACAAGAAGCTGAAAGAAAAGGTGAAAGGCAATGTACCTGAATCCTGATGAATATGACGGCTCTGTTCCGCAGGACGAGCTTGAATCATGTCTGCGGCGTGCCTGCCGTGATATTGACAGTTTTACGTTTAACCGTATTGTTAAGGCAGGATTCGAGAATTTGACGGATTTTCAGCAGGAACTGATAAAAGAGGCTGTGCGGCTTCACACAGATTTTATTTATGATAATGCGGAACTTCTGAACAGTCCGTTAAGCTCGTACAGTATCAGCGGAGTTTCCATGAGTTTTGACCGTTCAAAAATAGTTACCGTAAACGGTATAACGACTTCGCGCGAGGTCTACGGGCTTCTTATGCAGACGGGACTTTGTCACAGGAGGCTTGATTTATGAAATTTCCTGCACTTGTTCCCGATAGGGTATGCACCACGCCTGTTAGCGTTTACAGGACAGGCGGTCTGAACCGTGACGGCTCGCCGAAACGTACAGTCGTATTCGAGGGAAAATGCTTCTACAGCGAAAAAACAAAGCAGAAAATGACCCCCGAAAAGCAGCTTATAACGCTTTCGGGGGAGGCACTTTTCAACGGAGATATTGCTCCCGATACGGACGTTATAACAGGCGAAGTACAGCTTCTCGGCGGTATTAAGCGCGAGATATATTCGTCCGAAAAAGCTAAGAATCCTGACGGTACAGTCAATTATACAAGGCTGGAGCTGATATAATGAAGATAACAATAAAGCTTGACAAACAGGCAATAAGGCAAATCGAAAACGCCGCAAGAGAATCAGCCGTTGAGACCATGGACGTGTTAAGAAAAGACCTGATAAATTCACAGACAATGCCGTTTGACACAGGCGAGATGCAGAATAATCAAACGTTTGTAGATGTCGAGGGAAAAGACACGGTAAACGGAGAAGAAATATGTTCTGTATCTCTTGTAACGGGTTCACCGCAGGCAAGGCGGCTGTATTATCATCCCGAATACAATTTTCAACAGGGTAAAAACTATAACGCAGGCGCATTGTGGCTTGAACCATATATCAGCGGAAACAATAAAAATTTCATACTTCCCACATCAGAATATCCTAAAAAACCCATAAAGTCGGAACCTTTTAAGGAAAAAGAATAGCATAGCGCCTCCAAAAGTGGTATAATTGAAGTGAAGAAACCAACAACCACATCC